TAGGGAATGCGAATGATACAGATGACAATTTACCGAATGTTAACTACAATTTTAACGCTTCGAAACAAGCTAATTGTAAAATATTTATTGATAAGATCCAGATATTTAAAGGGACTTTAAGGATATTGGAAATTGTAATTGATGACAAAACCATTGAATATCAATGTTCTGTATTTGGGGAGTTAGGCGGATTCATTACTGCATTAGGAAATAAAAGATTAACAGATTTAGATTTTAGCGCATACAATCACGTCTATAATGTAACTAATATAAAAGCAAGTTGGGATAGCGTTGCAGGATCAGGTTACTTTTATCCATTGATTGATTACGGGAATGTCAGCACAGATAAGGTTAATTTTCAAGTAACGGCATATCGCCCAGCTTTATATGTAGCTGAATATTTAGAAAAAATATTTGAGGGAACTGATTACACTTATACATTAGATTTATTAGCAGGGGATCAAGAACTATTTAATAGGCTTATCATTCCGCACAATCAAAAGAGTTTAACCAAGACAACAAGCACATTTCCGGTAGCTACAAGAACAACAGATTTAGAAATAACAGGAACAAGCCTTTATAGATTTACAACAGTAACAGGATCTGGATTAGTTGCAAGTTCATCTAATAGCGTATTTACATATACAGGGGCAACTTCTATAAACCTAAAGATGGTTTATTCATTTTCAGGGGACGCAACAAGCGGAAATTTTTATATATTAAAAAATGGCGCAAGCGTTTATTCAGAAAGTTTTTCAGGTGGAGTTGGCGTTGGTGGCGAGTTTGAACTATTAATTATAACAAACGATGCAATTAGTTTTAGGTTTACCAATACGGCACCTAATAGAGACGATCCACCTATTACAATAAATGAGGGGCAAGTATCGTTTTTTTCAGATTCTCTTGTGCCTGTAAACGTAGCCTATGGGGATAGTTTAATTATAGCAGATTTAATTCCAAAAGGTATATTTCAAAGAGACTTTTTTTTAAGCATTACTAAAATGTTTAATTTATATGTTTACGAAGATACTTGGGACGATAAAAAGATAATGATAAAACCATATATTAATTTTTATCCAGAAACAAGTGCAACTGCTTTAGATTGGTCTAATAAAATAGACAGGGCTAAACCTTTGAGTATCAAGCCAATGAGTGAATTAAATGCAAGGTATTTTCACTATAAGTTTAAAGAGGATAACGATTTTTACAACGAGAACTATAAGAAAAAATATAATGAAAGTTATGGAGATAGGATTTATGATACTGATTATGATTTTAGTAAAGAAACAGAAAGCCTTAGCGTAATATTTGCTCCAAGTGTATTATACCAAAAAGATGGAACGGATAAGATTTATCCTGCTATTTATAAGGTATCTGACAATAACACAAAAGAGAATCAAATGGATAGTGTTATTAGGATAATGCAAGCTAAAAAGATAACAGGCAGAACAAGTTATAATATTTTAAATAATTTAACAGTACTTGATAGTGTTACGACCTATGGATATGGGGGGCATTTAGACGATCCATATACGCCTGAAAATGATATTAACTTTGGCGTACCTTTTGAAATCCAATTTAACGTTAATACTTATCCGACAACTAATGTATTTAATGCATATCATAGCGAATATATTGCGGAAATAACAAGTAAGGATTCAAAGCTATTAACTTGTTCGGCTTTATTAGATACAGTTGACATTATGAATTTAGACTTTAGTAAGTTTTATTGGATTGACGGGATATTATTTAGGCTGAATAAAGTAGATGGGTTTAACCCAATGGAATACAAGACAACAAAAATTAGTTTATTAAAGGTTATTGAAACAAAATATTTTTTATAATGGCACAGAATTTAGATCTTAATATTAATGTAAATACTAATCAAGCAGATTCATCAGTCGGATCACTTAAAAAACAATTAAGGGAAGCGCAGGCGGAAGTAACTGCTTTAGCAGAAAAGTTTGGTGCAACATCAAAGGAAGCTATTGAAGCAGCTAAAAGAGCAGCAATATTAAGAGACAGGATTGGGGATGCGAAGGCATTAGTTGACGCATTCAATCCAGATGCTAAGTTTAAGGCATTAACCGCTTCATTATCAGGGGTTGCAGGTGGCTTTGGCGCAGTACAAGGCGCAATGGTTTTATTCGGTAAAGAATCTGAAGATGTGCAAAAAACATTATTGAAGGTTCAATCTGCAATGGCTATTTCGCAAGGATTACAATCAGTCGGAGAAAGTATTGATTCATTTAAGCAATTAGGCGCAGTAATTAGAACACAGGTTGTAGGTGCATTTAGTACATTAAGAGGTGCAATTATAGCAACGGGAGTAGGTGCATTAGTAATTGGGGTTGGTTTACTAATAGCAAACTTTGAGAAAGTAAAAGAAACTTTAACTAATTTATTTCCAGGATTAATTGAGTTTGGAAATAAAATTAAAAATATATTACAAGGAATTACTGATTTTATAGGAGTAACAAGCGAAGCGGCAAGAGTGCAAGATAATTTAAAATTAGCTTTGGAAACTTCTAATAAAGCAATAGACAATCAAATTAAGATTTTAGAAGCACAAGGCGGCAAAGAAAATGAAATCTATGAGCAAAAGAAAATTAGAATCAATAATCAGATTAAGTTAATAAAAGGTTCAACGCAAGAGGAATTACAAGAAAGAGCTAACTTAAATACAGAGTTGCAAGTATTGGAATTAAACGAAGCTAATAGAATTAAAAAAGCAAAAGAAACTGCGGCTAAAGAGAGAAAAGATGCAGCAGATAAAAGGGCAGCAGATGAAAAGGAAAGACTTCAAAAATCTGCGGCAGATGCTAAGGCTTATCAGGAGTTTGAGATTAAACTGCAACAAGACTTAATGAAGATTGATGAAGATAATGCTACTAAAAAAAGAGAGTTAGATTTTCAGCAAATGCAAAATTTAATTACAGATTTAGATTATAAAAACGAACTATTAGATTTTGACTTTCAAGAGGATCAGCAAAGATTAGCTAATAAGGAAGCATACATAGCAGAACAAAAAGCGAAAGAGTTATCGAACTTACAACTTACAGAACAACAAAGACTGGAAATCATTGCTAAATATGCAAAGCAAGAACAAGATATTGATAAGGATATTACTGCAAGTAAAAAAGCAGAGAAGGAAGCACAAACTGCAATGCAATTACAATATATTGGGTTTGCAGAACAAGCGGGTAATTTATTAGGACAAATTGCAGGCAAGAATAAATCAGTAGCAATAGCGGGTTTGTTAATTGAAAAAGGTGCTGCGATTGCTAAGATCATTACACAAATGAATAGCATACCTCCAATATTGCCGCCAAGTATTCCAAACCCTGCGTTTATACCTGCAAGAATAGCAGGAGCATTATCAATCGCTTCTGTTATTGCTGCTTCTGTAAATGGTATTCAGCAAATCAATCAAGCGGGTAGTGGTGGCACAGGATCAAGTTCTGTTCCTTCAATTTCAACGCAAGCACCAATGATCCCGCAATTACCTCAAGCACAGACTACAAATATAAGCAGACAATCAATTAATGATATGGGCAATCAGGCAGTCAGGGCTTACGTAATTGAGACAGACGTAACAGGCAACCAACAAAGAATGGCAGCCATAAGACAAAGGGCAAGATTTAGTTAAACGATAAATATTCACAAATAAACTATTTAAAGATATGAATACAGAGATACCTATTTATATGTTGGACATTACGGATAGCATAGAAGATGATTCACAAGTTGATTTCATTGCATTAGTTGATCGTCCTGCAATACAAAAGAATTGGAACGCATTTAATAAAACCCAAAAATTTGAGGTAACAAATGAAGATCGCCGTATTATTTCCGGTGCTATTATGTTGGCTGATACGCCTATTTTTAGGAGTGATGCTACTTATGGCGATTACTATGTGGCTTTTAGTTCAGACACTATTCTTAAAATTGTTCAGAAGTTTTTTAAAAAAGGCTTCCAGAGCAATGTGAATTTAATGCACGATTCAAGCGCGCAATTTGAGGGGGTTACCTTATTTGAAAGTTTTATATCTGATCCTTCGCGTGGCATTATGCCAATGAAAGGCTTTGAGGATGCGCCTGTTGGCAGTTGGTTTGGATCTATGATAGTGGATAATGACGAGGCTTGGGCTAAGGTTAAAAGCGGACAAATAATGGGATTCAGCGTAGAGGGGTTATTTACCTACAAACCGAAGGAAGTAAACAAGGTTGCGTCTATGGTTGATGCAATCAAAAAAATATTATCACAGGTTAAGTGATAAACTATTTATTTTTTAACTATATAATAAAAAAAGTATGAACGCACAGGAAGCAATTTTAAAAATTAAGGCTTTGTTTGAGGACAACGCTGCGCCTGTTAAAGAAGATGAAGCCGATATGACTAAGGTTGAAGAAACTAAGGTTGAAATGGCAGAATATTCATTAATGGACGGAACTAAGGTTGAGATTTCAGCTTTAGAGGTTGGCGGTTTAGTTACTATTGAAGGGCAACCAGCACCGGCAGGAGATCACGATTTAATGGACGGAACACAAATTACTTTAGACGAGAACGGAAAAATTACCGAGATTGAAACTAAAGTTGTAGAAGCAAGTCCAGAAGTTGATACAGAAGTTGAAGCGGGAGCAGATTACAAAGATAAAAAGATGAAGAAAATGGCAGAAGAATTTGAGGCAATGATTGCTGAATTGACTGAAGCTAAGAATGTATCTGACGCAAAGGTTTTGGATTTAGAGAATAAGGTTAAGCAAGGATTTGCACAAGTAGCTGAATTAATTGAAGCACTTTCAAATACGCCAAGCGTAGATCCTATTAAAAAACCAAATAGCTTTAATGAGTTTGTAAATACAAAAGGCATTAAAGAACAAAGATTAGAAAAATATAGAAACGCAATTTTAAACAAATAAAAATTAATAACAATGGCATTTGACGTATCAACATTAGCCGCTTACACAGAGCAAAACGAAGCCTTATTGGTAACTGATTCTGTATTAGGTGCAAAGACTGCTGCTTTAATTAAAAGCGCAGGTAACGTTATGGTAGGCGTAAAGTCTGCTGAAACAATCAACATTATGGACACAGACGCGATCTTCCAAGCAGGTGGATCTTGCGGTTTTACTGCATCTGGTTCAACAACTTTTACTCAAAGAACAGTAACAGTTGGTAAAATTAAAGTAAACGAATCTTTATGTCCTAAAGACTTAGAAGCTAAGTACTTACAAAAGGCATTACCAACAGGATCTATGTATGATTCTATTCCTTTTGAGCAAGAGTTTGCTGAGAAGAAAGCTAAGACTATTGCTGCTCAATTAGAAACTGCGTTATGGCAGGGCGATACAACATCTGGCAATGCGAATCTATCTAAATTTGACGGGCTTGTTAAGTTAATCGGAGCTGCAACAGGTGTTGTAGCTGCAAACGTTTCTACTTACATTTCAGGTGCTCCTTTAAGCACAATTACTGCTGGGAATGTTATCAGCATTTTTGATGGCGTATATCAAGCAATCCCTGCACAAGTTGTAGCTGCTGACGATATGGCTATCTTCTGTGGTCAAGACGTATTTAGAACTTATACAGTTGCATTAAAGAACGCTAATCAATTCCATTATTCTATTGATGTGAAAGCGGATAGCGAATTTGTATTGCCGGGTACTCCTATTAAAGTTATTGCTTTACAAGGTTTAAACGGAACTAACAAAGTATATGCAATGCGTATATCTAACTTGTTCTTAGGAACAGATTTGTTGAACGAGGAGGAAAAATTTGAAATCTTCTATGCAAAAGAAGCTGATCAAGTTCGTTTCGTATCTGAGTTCAAAATGGGTGTAAACGTAGCGTTCCCAGACGAGATCGTTAAGTTTATCTTAGCATAATTATTGGGGGGTTTCATCGCCCCCCATTTTTAATAAAATTTTAAATTTAATATTATGCCGTGTGCATTAACATCAGGATACACTTTAGACTGCCGTGATAGCTTAGGCGGTGTTACGGAAGTGTATTTCATAGAAGCAGCTAACGTAACTGCTACAACCGAAGCGAGTGGTGTAATTACCGCATTAACAAAGGCATCAGGTAAAAGATTCTATAAATACGAGCAAGTAAAAGATACATCAATGATGAATCAAACAATTACTACTAACGTACAGAATGGAACAGTATTTTATGCACAGGAATTAATGGTTGTATTAAATAAATTACAAACCGCTACAAGAAACGAGATTTTATTGCTTGCTCAAAATACTTTGATTGCAGTAGTAAAGGACTCAAACGGCGTATTCTGGTATCTTGGTAAAACAAGAGGATTAGATTTAACTGCTGGAACTGCTGGTACAGGTACTGCTCAAGGCGACAGAAGTGGATTTGCTTTAACCTTTACAGGTGCAGAGGCTG